TTAAGATAAGCCCCATATCCAGAGTCGTTACCTGCAAAGGTAAGAGGAGTGATGTAGTCAGTCCCCCTAAGGAGAGTCGTCATTGAGGATGTATTCTTGTACACATCCACTGCCGTTTTATTATGCAATTGCACGACGAAGGCGGTATATTGCACGAGGGACTTCTCACTACCTGCTGTGATCGTAAGATCTACATATTGTTTATTGACGATGGCTTTAGAGCGGATTAAAGGTTCAAGCTGCGGGGCAGCTGTCATCGTCGGTGTCCATTTGCAGGATGTCCCTAAGACATTGTTCATTACTGCGTGGCCAGAGGCTTGTCCTGGTCCTGATGTGAGAGGGATCACGGTTACACCTGACGTGGGGTTCATGGACGCCAGGGTGAAACCACAATGCCACCTAATCCTTTCTTTATTCGGATTGAGGTGCTGCTTGATGGCAACGATTTGATTTTGGGTAGAGAGGATTTGTTTCTTCTGATTTTTAGCGGTTGGTGCGACACGCTTAATACGACGGCGGTTCTTAGCTGCTGCTGTTCGAGGTTTCCGGGGCATGTTATAACATAGCCCCAGATAATAAAATACTGCGTTTAAACCTTTTAAAGAAGAATATCGAACTGTATATATATGACAGTTCCGATAGTTCCAAATAGTTCCGGAGGAGAGGGTAATACTATAACCTCTCCTCCCTCAAAAACTAAGCAGATAGCCCCAGCAGTGAGATGGTGCTTTACCTTAAATAATTACACCGATGAACACATTAGTTCCATAGTTCCGGTTATTAAGGAGAAATGTCGCCTGGGCATCTTTGGGAGGGAGACCGGCGAGAGTGGCACACCACATCTACAAGGCTATATCGAGTTCAAGACAAAATCTAGACCCTTAAACCTGTTTGGGATCAAAGCGATGCATTGGGAAAAGGCTAAGGGGCTGAAAGCTGACAATCTACAATATTGCAGCAAGGAAGATAAAAATGCATGGACCTACGGATGTAGAATTAAGAAGCCATTAAAGACGCTTAGGGAAGACCAGCTTTATAAATGGCAAAAGGACATTTGCGAGGAGCTAGATAAAGACCCAAACAACAGAGATATACTCTGGTATTGGTCAGTGGAAGGGGGAGTGGGTAAAACACAGTTTTGTAAGTATCTGAGTCACACCAGGGGCGCTATCTGCTTACATGGTAAGGGGAGTGATCAGAGAAATGGTGTCATCAGCTACATGGAGAACAATGACGGATGTGCACCTGAGATTATATTAGTCCCAATTCCCCGGAGTCAAGCGAGTCAGTATGTGAGCTATGGCGCTCTCGAAAGTCTTAAGGACATGTATTTTTATTCTGGAAAATATGAGGGTGGGATGGTCAACGAGAATTCACCACACCTCATAGTATTTGCTAATGAACCGCCTGACGAATCACAGATGTCGGCAGATCGGTGGAGGATTGTCCAGATTTGTCCGGAGGATAAGGTTTAAAGCCAGACGGGGGGTCCGGTGGGCAGGGGGGGTAATCGAGTTCAGCTGTAGGGTTATTAACCATACATCTAAACAACTCCGGCGGGAGGTTCCCGCAATCCAGAATCAATGCCGTGCGCCCCAGAGAACTCCTTCCCCCACCTCCTACGTCGGCGGGGGGACCCCCTTCCTCTAAAACACTCCCCGTTTCCCTGGATTGGGTTACCTCCCCTTGTCGGCAGTTTGTCAAGTTTTCCTAAAGGACTTAGAATTATTCGGCTGTATAGCCGGTGACCAGCGAAGACATTGAGACAGTGGGATACTCCAAGTCTGCAATACTATTATCAGAGAATATGACGATAAACCTCTTGTGTTCTGGGTCAAGTTCATCATACGACAAGTCATTCAGACTGGTCGTAGACTTACAGACCGTTGATCCATAGTTCAACCGAAATTGAGCACGACGCACGTACCACCCTCGAGTGCCTCGCCCGACATCGCCTGTGGCGCTGCCCGGGTTGTTTGAGTAACCAAGTGGCGGTGTGCCTGCAGTTTCAAATTCGATGCGCTTAAGAATCTTGAATCGGGCTGCATTAAGATAAGCCCCATATCCAGAGTCGTTACCTGCAAAGGTAAGAGGAGTGATGTAGTCAGTCCCCCTAAGGAGAGTCGTCATTGAGGATGTATTCTTGTACACATCCACTGCCGTTTTAT